CTGGAGCAGGTTCACTAGTCTCTAGCTTGTCACATCTCCATAAAGATAGGTTAGTGAAAATCTTCTCTTGATATGGTCTACACTCTACATTTAACTCTAGCGCTACATTATCACCAACTTTATTGAACTTAACAAAGTTCTCAGCGTGTATAACGTACTCTGCTTTTTTGTAGATCTTTACCTCTATAGTTTGGCTATAGTCTTCTAGTGTTTCGGCTCTAAAGTTTAACCACTTTGCACCTGTTTCTGTTTCTGTTACATCTGAAATAGATATAATCTTCGCGTTTACTTTTAACTTCATTCTTTTATTTATTTAATTTATGATTTTGCAAATATAACCTTATTCTGAATATATCGACTTTTTATTTAATTTATTTTTAACATGGTTTAAACCACATTGAAACGTGGTTTATTCCTTTGTTAGGTGTAATAAAATAAAAAATCCCACTACACCCTTTTTAAAATAATTTAGGTTTTATGTATTTATTTTTTATCTCATAAGAAGCGTCATAGTTTGTATTAGCTTCTTTTGGATAGGGGTAAACATCAAAGTGATTTTTAATTATCTGTATGTTTTTCTTTTTAAACTTTCTGTTTCCGCATACATAAAAATACCTATGTTTCCTTTTTTGTGGTACAATCTTACCACCATTATCTACCCAATTTTGATTTTTAGTTTTTTTATCACCTATATCAAAACCTAATCTTGTCATTGTTTCGGGAATATGTCTTTCGTGGTATTCTTTATCTTCATAAAAGAATTTATTTACACCTCTTTTATCTTTTTGATTTACCCTACCAGCACCAGTGTATATCCAATTTGTAGATTGATATATATATCCATTATGCCCATTGTTCGGGTCTGAATAAGATACAACTGCATAGTTTCCTATTTCTTTTAATACTTTTCCAACAAAAAAAGAAAGTGCGTTTTTATCTAATCCATCATCCGTTATCAATCTATTTAATTCGAGATATGTACCTTTATCAAATAATTTACTCAAAAATGGTGTTGGAGGCATACCTAAAGTGCAAACACCTACTATTTCATCGTCTTCAACTAATGCAAATGCAAACATAATATTGCACTTTCTTTTTGCATAATGTTTATATAATAGCCATTCTTCTGTTTCCTTAGCTGTTATACTTACTACCCTATATTTATCTAAAATTGTCATCCTTTTTTTTATTTAAAAGCACCTAACAACGTGTATATTGCATAGCCTATCGGCATACGCACCATACACAATGCGTTGTGCATAATACTAAGTTAGTCTTTCATTAGCAATCTTGCAGTATTCTTCGCTTATCTCACTTCCTATCCAATTACGGTTATTTAGTTTTGCCATCTTTGCAGTTGTTCCACTACCCATGAAACAATCGTAAACAATTTCGTTTTCATTAGACCAACTTATAATATGGTCATTTGCTAATTGTTCTGGGAATGTAGCAGGATGTCCTTTTTGCCTTTTCCCTATTCCATATCTCCAGATATTACTTTTTACTTTTGTGTCTTGTATTTTTCTATCTGCTTTGTGTCTATCTGTTCGATTACTTCCATCTACCCTTTTTTGTCCATAATCGCCACTCTTTAATTTTCCTGCATTTTTACAAGGTATTTTTATATAGTTACATATTGGTTTGCCTTTACTAAAAATAAACATATACTCAAACGTATTCCAATATCTATTACATTTAGGATCGTATGGTATGGTTGGCTTTTCCCATATCATTGTGTCATGTAAATTAAAACCACATTCCTTAAAAAATAATGCTTGTTTAAAACTTGTACCTGTTTCACTTCCCTTTATTGTAGCATCTCCAACAATCCAAACAACTACACCTCCATCTTTAGTTACTCGGTAAAGTTCTTTAGCTATACCTTCAAAGTCAAAACTATATCCATTGTAAGTTCTTAAATTGTCGTATGGCGGCGAAGTAACTGTTAAGTCTAAAAAGTTATCTTCCATTCTTGCCATTGTATCAATGCAATTCTCATTATATATTTTGTTTATTTCCATTCTGTTATATTTATCGGTTAATAATCCGTACTATGCACAACAACGTATAAAGTGCATTAAAACGCACCATACACAATGCGTTACTTTATTTCGTCAACTGAAAACTGAGATGAGTTCTTAAACTTTTCGTTAACATTCATTACAGCGTTAAACGCACAATCAGATTCTGTCTTTATAGATTGCTCTACTCCGTCAGCGTCTACAAATGTAACTAAAAAAGTCTTATCAACTTCTTTTATTTCTAACTGGTCATAAACTACACTACTCTCTTGCTTCGTTACAGCTTCTTCAGGCTCTATCACCTTCGTGATGCTTTCTAGCTTCTTATAACTAACGTTATGCTTCTCTGCGGCTTTCATTAGCTGCTCTCTTGAGACTCTAACGCAGAACGAATGATAAACTTTACCTCTTAACTCGTTAACTGCATCTTGTACTCTATATGCGTAATCCTTGTGACTTCCTTCTTTTATGTTTTTACGTTTCATTTTAACTTGTTTTACTCTATCCTAGATAGACGTTTAATTTTTCTATTTCTTTTCTTATATCTGCTAATTGTGCTTTAGTGAATATTCTACCATAACCGCAGCTTTCAGTAGTTCTGATTCCTACCTGACCTACTTTGATGTAGTTTCTAAGCTGCTCCCTGTACTTAATAACGTTTGTTCTAACATCGTTCGAAACACACCCAGCTAGTAGGCGCTCAGGGTATGATAAACTCCATACAGCGTATGAGTTACAAGCTTCGTGTTTTACTTCTTCGTAATTATACATTGTATTGTGCTTTATGGGTTATTTCTTCTACTGCTGCGTTCTTAGACTCTGAAGCTATCTCTAACCTTTCTTTTATTAGTTGTATCCTCTCTTCGTCTCTATCCACTTTAATTAAATGATGGAACTGATTACCTTGTGTATCTTCGTAATAATTGAAGAAATACGTACCTTCTGTATCTGTTACTAACATCTGCATTTGCATTTGATCGTAATACTCTTTTTTTATGTCTTCACTAGCTACTAGTTTAAAGAAGTTAATTCTATTAGGGCATTTTATTTCAATGTTCCAATTATCAGAAGCTAAACCGTCAGGAGATGCACCAGCGTTGTCGCCATACTCTATAAAAGGCGCTTCACTAATCTCTATAAAGTCTTCAGCTAGTATCTGAGATAACTTGCTAAATGCTTTAGGCTCTAGTTCTACGCCTCTCTGCATATCAAATGAAGTAAAACCTTCTCTATCTACTCCGTAAAGCTGTTCTATAGCTTTATCTAAGGCTAAGGAGTGAAGGCTTGCGCCGACACTACCTTTAGACCTTCCGTTTGTTAATATTTGGCTAATATTAGACGCAGTGAATCTACCTCTTCTAGCCTCAAACCATTCGTCTGTTCGTTGTTCTATCATTTTGATAATGTTAAAGCTGTTTTATATCTTTCTTTTAAATCGTCAGAGATCGTATAAACCTTTTCTATCATCTCTATAGTAGCACCTTTAGCTATGGCTTTTTTAAAGTTAGTTTCTGTGAATGTAGGCTTAACTTTAGCTGTAGGTGTTTGCTCCTTATTAGAATCAGCGTCTTTAGTGTCATCCAATAGGAATAAATTACCTAATGCGTATTTCTTAGCGTATGAACTAGATGCTCCGAATGATTGAGCTATATCCATTCCCTTACGTTGTGGATTAACTCCAGCTTGTGAAGTAACAGAGATGGTGTCTTTACCGTCTGTTATAGATGCAGTAGAAGACATAACCAAGAAACCGCCTAATTCTGTAGTTTCTTCGTTAATAGTTAGTGCAACACCCTCAGACTTTAATAGTGGTTTAACCGCCTCTAGTATGTCTTCAGCAGCTCTATACTTATACTTACCGAATGAGTTGAATTGATTCTTAGGCGCTTTTAATTCGCTCTGTATTTTTACTAGTTTACTGTGTAGATTGCTCATTATACTATCTCGTTTAATTGGTTAATTTTCTCTTTTTTCTCTATGGCTTTATTTAGCCAGTATGCCTTAGACCTTAAAGATGTCTCGTAGTTAGCTCTTTTTCTGTAGAACCATTCTGCGCCCTCTAAATGTTTTACTTGTTCTTGAATTGTCATTTTCTTTTAATTTAAATTATTAATATGATGCAAATATAGGGCGCAACTTAATACGCCCGACATTTTAATCTGTGAAATATTTAGTGTTATCTACTAAGAACCTTTCTTGTGATTCCGTTAATGTGTATTCATCTCCGTACTCATCAGAAAAGCACAGCTCTGAAGCTGCTAAGTCTATCTCTGCGTTGTCATCCCAAAAAACAACTCCTTCCACTCCGAACCCATTGTAATCGTCTAGGTAAATATCTAACTGCTTACTTTTAACCCTATAGTCGTAAATGTCTAAGTTTATACTAGTAACTAAAGACTCTAAAAATTCCTGTGTGATCATCTTTTTAATGGTTTTCTTTTATGTGATTTATGAGCGTTAAAACTCTTTTGATTCTATTTTCTTTTCTGGAGATATCTTTTGCAGATATTTCTAGATTGTTTTCAGAGAACCCTAATCTTTTTAAGGATTTTCTACTTCTCCGCATTACATCTAACTGATTAGTTAATGATTCTACGTGTCTAAATCCGTTAGCTATAGACTCGTGTTTTTTAATTAAATCTTTCATTTGTTTTTGTTTTTTAGTTATTTCATTAAAATATTCTTTCTATCCAATCTTGACACAACCACTTAGTGTCATAAGACGTCAGCCAATCCCCATCCTCATCTCTAACCTGCCATCCTTGACCCCATTCTTTCATGTTTTCAATTTTAAAAACTCTATTGTTGTATTGTACTTGATAAAGACCTGAATAAATTTTTGTAGTTGTCATAATATTTCGTTTGTTTTAAATTGTTATTGATGGTACAAATATACATTGGTTTACTGTTCGATTTACGTTTTAGTTACATAAATAATTAAATTAACACCTAACTAGCTGAAAATGACCTAGAAAACTTTCACTATGCCAAACAGAAAACCCCTCTAGACGTTTCTAGAAGGGTGTTTCTTACCTAGATGAACTGCTAACCAGTTACAAATTCACCTTAATTATCTTTAAAAATAGTGCGTTAACTGCGCGACTCTACCCATACCCTTAGAATGTATGAATCCTTCTACAGCTACTAAGTTAATAAAATGGTTTTCGTAGTGCCATAAATCCGCAGAGCTAGGTGATCGTAAATAAGTAACGTTTACACCTATGTAATCTTTGCCGCTCTTCCAGTTTGTCTTGTCTTGGTGATGGAAGTGGTGAAGTAGAGCATACCTGAACTTTGTAGAAGCCCACATCGATGGTTGTTCCTGTGCCATTATTAGCGGAATGTTTGCTAACTTGCCTTTGTCACCATGTTCTAACTCTATCATGTTAGTACCATACTTGTAATATTTTCTGTATTTAGGCGAAGTATCAAAAGTTATGTTTTTATTCCTTCTGAACCACGCCTGTAAAGTAACAGCTAGAAAGCTGCCGCTCATTAGATCGTGATTTGATGAGCAATGTATAACATCCACATCAGCTACAGATAAACATAACTCGATACACTTAACATAACAGTCTTTCGCTATATTAAACGCCTTAAACCAATGCAAATCTGTATCCTGTGGAGTTCCTTTTGTAGTTCCTTTAGAGATGTTGTCTGTGTTAAGAACATCGTTACCCACTACGAATAGAATCTTGTCTATATTGAACCCGTTAGCCTTCTGAATAAGCCCTCTTGTACCTTCTAACGCTCTTCGTACTGCTATATCACTATCATAATTCTCTCCAGCAAATTCTGTATTTGCATATTTGTTAATGTGAAGGTCTGCGATGTCTACAACTAGCAAATGACCGTCTTTTGAGGGCTTTCTAGCTATTTTAGGGTACTTAGGCGCG